GTCCCGGACAGGACAGCGTCCACGGTGTCCCTGGACATCTGGACTGTCCTGCTGCTGTCCTCGGACAGCCTGTCCCTGTCCGAGCTGGCGGACAGGACAGGCCGGGCGAAGTCTTCGGTGCACGGCGCTCTGGCGAAGATGCTGGAGACGGACGAAGTAGTCCGGGACGGGGACGACTACCGGCTGCGGGTGGCGGACACCGACTGTGGGGGCGACGGCTCGTGAACTGGATCCTGCGGCTGAACGTGTTCTGCGCGAAGTGCGGCTGGTGGTCGTCCCCGGGTTGCGGGCACTGAGGAACTCTGCTTTAATTAAATCAGACGGAGGGCGGGACGAGAGACCAAGGTCTCGACCGGGCAACCGGGGTCGCAACCGCCCTCCGCCACAGACACCGGATCCACGACGGAGGAACAACATGAGTGACCTGATCTGGGTCCTGGAAAAGGGCGTGATCCAGGAAGGCGGGGAGATCCTCGGGATCTGGACCGGCCCGAACGCCAAGGACGCGGGGACCGTTCGATTCGACCAGATCGCTTGGACCGTGAACAGCGACCCCAGCGAGATCTCCCGAGGCGACGGAGGCCCGCACAACGAGCTGGGCACCGCGTACGTCTCCGGCCGGAACGAGTGGCTGTCCCTCACCCCGTACGAGAACGGCTGGACCAAGGGCAACTGACCCCCGCACCACCCGACCGAGGAACGAACGAGAGGACCGACTCCATGAAGAACCCCTTCAGGCGCAGTGACTCCTACAGCTACGCCAGCCGGAGCAAGGCCACCGCCCAGTGGAAGGCCGGTACCGCAGCCCGGTCCGCCGGCCACTGGAAGAACCTGAAGAAGAACGCGGACAAGGGCCAGGCGTGGTCCGACCGCCAGCGCTGATCCACCGGCCGGAAGAAGAAGACCGGAAACGATCCGAAGGAGAAGAAGATGTCCGACGCGAACGCACTCGACGCCGCCTCGCAGCAGGTCCGCCACGCCGAACCGGTCAAGCAGCACACCACCGCCACGCCCCCGCCCCGGGTGGAGAACCCCCAGCCCGGCACGACCATCGACGAGTACGACCGCCAGCGCTGATCCCCGACCCTGGAACCCCCGCCTGAATCAGGCGGGGGTTCTGTGTTGCGCTCGACGCGGAGTCTGTGGTTTAATTAAATCAGACGGAGAGAGCAGCATCAGACGGAGGCCATCATGACGTACTTCATCCGAACCGAGAACGGCACCGCAGCCAACGTCAGCAAGGAAGACGGACTGGCCGAGGCCAACCGGTGCATGATGGACGGAAAGCGTGAGGTGGCCGAAATGACCGCCGTTAGCGACTTCTACGACATCCGTTACAAGGACGGCCGGAAGGTCACCCTGTCCCGCCAGGATGGAGACGCCCCGGCCCCGGTCGAGACGGAGGAGCCCCGCCAGTGGCGCGGTACGCACTCGAACTTCTCCCACCTGCACCGCTTCGGTTCGGACCGCCGCGCCCTCTGCAACCGACGGATCCACCCCGCGTACTGCACTGAACGGGACGCGCCCCAGGAGTTCCAGTCCAAGTCCGAAGCACTGAGCAGCGAGTACGCGTACCTGTACAGCTTCTGCCCCCGCTGCGACGCGGTGAACTGAGGCCCGACGGGGCGACGTGCACGACTGCCACGAAAAGGGAGAAGCTCATGAATGACAAGCGCGACAAGCACGGGTTCCCGGTACACCGGATCGCGTGCGCGCGAGCGAACCTCCACCGCAGGCACTGGGTGGTGGAGGTTCGCAGGGCCAACTACTCGGCTTTCAACGGCGGCCGGCGGACGCCTTCGGACTACTCGCAGCTTCACTGCACCGCGTGCGGGGCCGTCTGGCGTACGAAGGCCGCCTACGTGGACCAGATACCCGACGCCAACCAGGAGAAGAACGTCAGCCCGTACGGGCTGGACACCCTCCGCATGTCGCTGGACTAACCGGCACGGTCTGTGGTTTAATTAATTCAGCAGGACAGCACCGGACAGACGACGGAGGACCCCATGAACGCCAGCAGCCGCACCGCCCGCCGTGCCGTGAAGGCCGTGGCCACCGGGGCCCCGCAGCCGGCAAAGACGCACATGATCGCGGCCGGGATCGACGCGGCCACCGCGAAGCGGTTCTCCGGGGCCTTCAGTACGAAGGTCACCCCGACCGCCACGGGCGAGACGGTGATCAAGCTCAAGGGGCGCCGGACCAAGCTGGTCCCGGTCAAGCTGTACGACCTGCCCACCTTCACCGCCCGCCTGTCCGTGTACCGCCCGAAGGACATCACCGCTGCCGGGATCTTCACCCGTGCGGCCCACAAGCTGGCTGCGTAACGACTCCCGCCCCGGTCTCCGCAAGGGACCGGGGCGGTGCTTTAATCAAACTGACAACGGACGGAGGACGGGCATGACGTACGGACACTTCACCGAGCGCAGCGCGTACGCGGAACTGGTCTGCGAGGACGTGGACGGCGGGGGCCTGCTGGTCTTCGTCAAGCAGGCCCGGGGCAGCGAGGACGGGGAGGCCAGGATCACCCTGTCGGCGAACCAGGTCTCCGCTCTGCGGACGTGGCTGGCCACGGACCGGGACGCGGACACCTGCGCCTGCCCCGAACTGCACCCCGGCGTGGACCACGCCGTGTGGACGGACGCGCTCGCGCGCAGCGAGCCGGGGGACATCCCGCTGCACCGGGAAACGCAGGCTGAGTGGGAAGCCCGTTACCGCCACGCTCACGGGTCGTGAGCACCGTGGTGCGGCCCCGCCCCCGTACGATGGCTTCACTGCCGGGAGGACGGCCCCCGTCCCTCCCCCCGCGCCCGTGGTGGATGGAGCTGGCCGCGTGCAGCGGGACCGACGACCCGTTGTTCGTCGCGGACACGGGCGAGGCGGAGCGGGCGGAGCTGGCTGAGGAGAAGTACTGCGGCCGGTGCCCGGTACGGGTCCAGTGCCTGGCTCTGGCGCTGAAGACCAAGTCCCCGGACGTGTGGGCCGGGACCACGCTGGCCCAGCGCACGGCGATGGCCAGAATCCGCACCCGGTCCAAGTGCCCGGTCTGCTCGTGTAGCACACTCATTCGAATCGAGGACCACGACGCGTGTCTTGCCTGCGGACGGTCGTGGCGCACGGAACGCGGGCGCGAAGGACAACAGCCTGATGGTGATGACGACCGATGACCTGCGCGAGCATGCGGAGAACCTGGACCGCGCGCTGAACCGCAAGATCACCGATCTGTGGGAGTGCGACGACCCGGCCCGGCGCACGGCCCTGCTGAAGCAGACCAAAGCGATACGGGCCCGGATCGCAGAACTGAACGAACTGACCAAGACCGATTGATGGAGGAAGAGATGAGCGAGGCACGCGAGGCGCTGGAGACGTTCGTCAAGCAGTACGGGTCGAACGCCGGGTACGCGGTACGGTTCCCGGTTCTGCTCGATGCCCTGGTGGCGGAGGTCCGGGCGGAGGAACCGGCCACGTGCCAGGACTGCGGACACCTGGAAGCGGCGCACACAGGGGACAACGACCCGACATGCAACGCATCCTTGGCCCGGGTGCGTAGCTGCACGTGCATGTTCTACATCCCGAGCTAGACCCCGGCCACGGAAGGCGTACGGACTCCCCGCTGGAGTTCGTACGCCTTTTCCCATGCCTCGTGCCAACGCCAGGCATGGTCCTCCAGCCGGTTCGCCGCGGCCACTTCCCGGCCCGCCTGGGACAGTTCCTCCCGCAGCGCGGGTGACTCCCGCAGCCGCTTCAGCTCCCGGTACCAGGTGCGCGGACGGTCCGCCACGACCCCGGCCCCCGCCGCGTGCAGCCGGGCGTACTCCGGCCGGGGGGAGGCCACCCACGGGACCCCTGCCGCGCACATCTCCAGCGGCTTGAGCCGGGACTTGGCCCGGTTGAACCGGGTGTCCGCCAGCGGGGCGATGCCGATGCCGATCCGGCCGACCGATTCCGGCCACTGTTCCAACGGGATCCTCCCGCCCTCCGGCTCCTCCGCCAGCCCGAACGCCCGCGCGCACCCGGCCGGGTCCCCGCGCACCTCGAACCTGGCGCCCTCCGCCACCAGCCGGGAAACGGCCGCACCGACCGCTTCCGGGTCGTTGGGGTGGGAATGCAGCGACGCGGGCCAGCCGATGACGTCGGAGTCCACATGGGGCACGTCGTCGTACGCGGCGGGCAGGTAGTTGTCCAGCACCACCCCCCGGCCGTGCGCCGCGTACACGGGCAGCAGAGCCTTCGTGGATACCGTGACCAGCGTGGCCGCCCTGCACGCCGCGTTCAGGTTGCGCCAGGACGACATGGACACGGTCCCGCCCGGCAGCTTGCGCCCCTCGTTGCGGGGGTGGAGACCGTGCCACGCCGGGTTGTCCGGGTGCACCGAGGTGAGGTCGTCGTCCACGTCCACGACCACTGCGGTGCCCTGCCGGCGCAGCACGCTCACCGCCTGTGCGAGCCGGCTGTTCGTGATCCGCTGGAAAACCACCACGTCCGCTTCGGTGTCCACCTTGACCACCTCTTCACCCCGCATGTGCAGCATGACGCGGCGGTCCGCCTGCTTCACCACGGTCACGTCGTGCCCGGCCCGGCGCAGCGCCTCACCGGGCCCGGTCATGCGCAGCAGGCCCCCGGCCCAACTGTCCGTGGGGTATACCAGCACCTTCACGCGGGGTCCGTCGCCTTCCTCGCACGGACCGGGCGCGGGCTCATCTGGGCCTCCAGCGCTGCCACCCTGGCGCTCAGCGCGTCCACCTTGGTGGCCAGGGCGTGCAGCTCGGTGTGCAGGCTGTCCGGACCCGCGTCCGCCTCGGTCAGTACGCGGTCCACTTCCTGGCGGACCAGGTGGATGATCCGGTCGTCCATCGCCATCGTCGGTGCTCCTCAGGCTGCGGTGGTGAAGGCGGACTGGACCTTCGCGCTGATCGTGGTGGGCTTGTAGAAGCCGAAGTGCGCTGCCACACCGACGACGAACGAGACCGCGGTCAGGACCAGCGCGGTTCCGAAGTCGAATCCGTCCGGGGCCGTGGACCACTCGGTGAGGAAGGACAACACAGCGGCCAGGAACAGGTGCAGGACCGCCTTCACCCCGGCCGGGATGTTCGCGGAGGTGACCAGGCCCACCAGGACCGGGAGCACGAAGGAGATGGCCAGGCCCAGCCAGTAGGCAGTGTCCAGATTGACGTCCATGACGGTTCCTCTCAGGAAGCGAGTCTGGCAGCGAGCAGGTCCGCCACCTTGGTTGCGATGGCTGTGGTCTGTTCGTCGGTCAGCGTGACCGGGGTGCCGGTGACCTTGAGCGCGTTGACGGCCGTCTCCGACCGGCGCGCCACGGTCTCGATGTTGCGCACCGCCGTGGTCAGGGTGATGAAGGCGTTGTCCGTCCCGGGCACCGGGTTGGCAATGACGCCGTCCTTCAGCAGGACTCGCTCGGCGATCTTCTCGATGTCTTCAGGGGTCACGTCGTCCTCCGTGCTCGGTCCGGCTGCCAGGTGCGCGGCCACCAGTGCCCGCATGCTCACCATAGTGAATCCGCGCGGGTCGATCTTCCGGGTGGTCCACTCCAGATGCCCGATCACCGACTGGGCGCCCCAGCCGTGGAACTCGCAGACCGCGGCCTGTACCCGGACCATGGCTTCGAGCTGCACATCCGGCCACGGGTCCTTGCCGGTGCCCAGGTTCACGCACTCCCACCCGTAGAAGTGCGCGTTCCCGTCCACCGTGTCGGCCCCCGGCGCCGGGATCCGGGTCTCGTCCAGCACGGCGCTGTAGACGGTGAGCGCGCCGGCGCCGGCATGGTTGGACCGGCCGTTGCCGACCAGCGTCACCGTGCCGTCCTTGTGGACGACCCCGGTGCACAGCGGGCCCGGCAGGTCGGCCCGGCCGGAGTAGCACGTCTCGACGATCCCGGTGCCGTCGCCGGACGCGGTGTGATGGATCATGGACCCGTTGACCGGGCCCCAGGCGCCGTGCCCGGCCCGGTTGTTGGTCCGCCAGCCGGGGTGCTCGGTGAACTTCACGCCCCACCGACTGAGCTGGGCGGTGAGCTGGTCTGCGGTCATCGGGACTGTCGTCATCGGTTCCTCCTTCGTCCGTCCTGGTCAGGGAGCTACGCGGTACATGGTCAGGCGGGGACCGCCGAAGATGGCTGCCAGCGCCCCGGTGTTCTGGATCACCGTGGTGCGGATCACGTCTCCCGCGACCATGTTCGGGACCAGGGCGCTGACCATCAGCCGTGGCTGGGCCGGGGCGTTGCCCTCATGGATGACCCGGCCGAAGTCGGCTGTGTTGACGCGGATGAACGCTTCCAGGACCGAGGTCACGTCCGGGGCCCGGACGATGAACTGGAGGAAGTACGTCCCCGGGAGCGCCACCGTGATCGAGCCACCGGAGTTGATCGTTCCGGCTCCGTTGCTGTAGATCACCCGGCTGTACGCGGCATTGCCTTCCACCCCGGGGAAGATGCTGGGGAAGTCGTCTCCGTCGAACACGGCCAGCGGAGGCGCGGTGATCAGGTCGTCCAGCGCCTGGACATCGGTGTCCACCGCGCGGGCCAGGGCTTCCAGCCCCCCTGCGAAATCGGCAGCGTCACCGGGGTCCGGGTAGGGGTAACTGCGGTTGGCGGTCGTTCCCACGGTTCGCCCTCCCTCTCAGAGTGTGGACAGGCGGAAGGACTGGAGCTGCTTGGTCGCCGTGTTCAGCGCCGCGCTGGAGGTCTGGAGCGCCTGGAACGTCATCGTCTGCCCGGCCACGTACACCGGGACCACAGCGACCGTACTGAGTACGGCCCCGTCGGACACAGTGCCGAGCTGGGCATTGCGCGCCACCAGTCCGAGTGAGGAATGGGTGAACGCGATCTGCCGGACACCTCCCCCGGACGCGGTCGCCAGGAAGGTGCACCGCAGCGACACCAGGTAGATCCCGGCATGAGTGAAGACCAGCGTGCCGTTGGTGACCGAGTCGTCCCACATCGAATCGTTGTCGAACGACTCCGACCCGGCGCCCCACGTCAGGTTCGTGTTGGTGTTGTCGGGGATCGACTGGGTGGCCGTGGTCGCCGCGCGCATGGCCGGCTTCGCCGCGCCGATCGCCTGCGCGTCGTACAGGGACTGCACGGCGGTGTCCGCGGTGTCCGCCAGATCCTGGATCGACTGACTGATGTCGGCCGGGTCGGTAAACGTCTGATAAACGAGTGAGAAATTGGCAGTCGTCGCGGTCATCCGGTCCTCCGGGCAATACAGAAGTCGAACTGCATGCCGACGCCGGAGGCCAGCACCGAGCGCAGCCCGAGACGGGCGAACGCTGCCGTGCCTACCGGGACCACCGCGCTGCCGGAGATCGATGTGTACGGGGACGGGATCCCCACGTCGTTGACGCTCGCCGCGGTCACGTTGTCGGTCGTGGTGGGCATCAGGTCGGTGGCGCTGGCGAAGCACAGCAGGTGCAGTTCGATGTCCCCGGTCGAGTCGTCCACCCCGCCGGCGAACGCGGACAGGGCGTACGTCTGGCCGGGGTCCACCGCCCACGGCTGGCTGTACATCACCGTGGTGCGCGCGGACAGGTCCGGATTGATCTGGAGCACGAAGTCCCCCGACGGGGCGTCGGTGACTTGCAGCACCTGGGTGCTGGCGGTGCCGGATTCGTCGTACAGGAACCAGTCGGACGGTACGCCCGGCATCTCCCCGTCGGCTTCAAAGCCTCCGTTCTGCACCAGGTTGGGCCCCACCCCCGCCTGCTTGCCGAGCACGATCCAGCTCGCGTCCTGGTTACCCACCACCACCAGATCCCCTTCGGCAGCGGCGTAGGAGTCCAGGTACGCGGCCGTGATGGTCGTGCTCCCCACCACCACGTCCAGTGTCGTGGCGGTGATCGTGGATACCGTGCCCACCCGGTAGATGCCCGGCCGGGGAGTGACCGACTGCACCGCTTTGGCCATGCGCGTGGACGCCATCACAGAGCCACCAGCCTGGTTGCGGAGAACCAGCAGTTGTCGAAATTCGACGGGGACGTTCCGGAGTAGAAGACCCGCATCCCCAGCGCCGCGCCGCTCACCCGGTTCGTGACCCCGCTGGCGGTCATCCGGCCGAAGCCGGAAGCGGGAGGGGACGTGCCCTGAAGGAAGAACCCGGAGCCGTCTCCGGTGAACTGGACGGCCAGGGACTGCACGTTCACTCCGGCTACTGATCCTGCGAAGCCTGTGACGAGCCAAAGACCTGGTGGGGCGGCGACCGTGTCCCCGGTGGCCCAGCCCTGCGGGTCGTACTCCACCACGTCGAACGGCACGTCGTCGCCGCTGGAGATGGAAGTGGCAGCGCTGATGCGCAGGATCGTGGTGGGGAGCTGGTAAGTGGATTCGATCAGGGTGTCGATCGTCGTGAAGTCCGCGTCCATCGCTTCCGCCAGCGCGCGGGTCTGTACCGGGGCGTTCGCCGCATCCTTGACCAATGGAGGGTCGCACTGTGGGAAGACGTACCCCCGGTTCGGTGTCAGGTCCATAGCTCAGGTCCCTTCCCCGACGGTGACCGGTGGGGCTATCGCTGAGCGGGTGCTCAGGCTCATCGTTCCGTCCGTGGTCAGAGGGTACGTGATCGAATCAATGACCTGGTCCGCACTCTGCCCCCGGTAGCTCAGCCGCACCGTGTCGCCGGGCTCCAGCGTGGAGTCCGGCACCATCTGCACCGACCACTGCTCCGCAAGAGCCGACTGTGCCGCGAGCTGCTGCACCGCCAGCGCCTGCGCGTCCGACGAGGTCAGCGGGGTCTGGATCTTGATCACCTGGGACACGCGGCCGTACAGGTCCCCGAACATGGTCGGGGAGGAAGAGTCCGTGTTCCGCGCGGTCACCCGGATGGGGGTCGTTCCGTCGATGCGCTCCGCCACCACGGTCACGGAGTTCACCACCCCGTCCCGGGTCAGCGTGCGGTTGGCGGTGGACAGCAGTCCGGCCGGTCCGTCACTGATGGCGGAGACCACCGGCCCCAGCGCGTAGGGGAACAGGCGCACCACGAAGTCCCCGTTGCCGAGCGAGTACCAGCGGCCCTGCAACACCTCCGACAGATCGTCCAGCGCCTGGCCCCGGTCTTCGTCCCAGGTCAGCGCCGGGGAGTTCTGGTCGGTCACGTCGTCCGTGCCGTACGTGGCCTCGGGCACCGCCTGGGTGATCAGCTTGCGGATCTCGGTGAGCACCGTGGTGGAGGTGCCCACGTTCTGCGGGGCCTCGAACCGGTACGCCACCACATCGGCCGCGCGGTCGTCCGCCCGGACCGTCACCGTGCCGTCCGCCTGGCGCTGCGGGGTGTACACCCGGCCGGTGAAGACCGGGAAGACCTCCCACAGCCCGTCCGGGTACTGGATCCCCGTGCTGATCCGGATCACGCTCTGATACGGGGACAGGACCGAGTTAACATCCCCGGGAAAGTCCGCGTCGGAGAACGTCAGGGACGCGGACCTGGTCACCCGGGAGGTGAGGTTCGCGGTCACCGACCCGGCGCTGAACGTCAGATCGGGGACGCTCGCGACCTGCACCCCGCCCTGGAACACGTCCAGCGTGGTGTACCGCTTGTGCGGACCGGTCAGAACCGACCGGTACGTTGGAGTCGCGGTCAGCATCAGGCGAGCGCCGCCCAGATGGTGAACTGGCTGTCCGCGTTGCTGCTCGGGGTGATGGGGCTGGGAAGCGACGTCTGTGCCGTTCCGTTGGTGGCGAAACGCTTCCGGGCAGCAGTCGGGATACCCACGTTGGTCACGGTCGCGTTGAGGTCACCGCTACGCCAGATCTGCGGGGCGGTCGCCGCGTTGACGACGATCCCCACCCAGTACTGGCCCGGCGTGAGCGCCACTGAAATGGTCTCGGTGAACAGCCCGGTGGTGGTCACCCGGGCGTCGATCCCGACGTTCGCCAGACGTGCCCCGGTGGAGTCGTACAGACCGATGAAGTTCTGTCCGGCTGTAGCCGTGACACCTACGGTGCCGATCCCCCAGAACAGTTTTGTCGCGGTGACCGGCTTGCTGACGAACAAACCCGCCAGGTAAACCGTCCCGTTGATCATCAGCTTGCTGCCCAGGGCCAGCGCCGGGTCCGCCGTCCAGGCGATCAGGTCGTGATTGCCCGGCTGCGCCATACCGAAGGTATGGCCGTCCGTCGCCAGACTCCCACCGGTGGACCCGTATGTCTGGACACCCCGGACCACGTCCACCGGGGACGCGGTGCCCCCCGTACGTTCCAGTACGCCGATGCCCCGCCCGATCAGCGTGTTGGTGCCTCCGTCGAAGAACCCTGCGGTGATCGCGTGCAGCGATGCTCCCGCGTAGGAGACCGAAAGGGACCCGGTGACGGACAGTCCGTACTGGGGGGTCGCGTTGCCGGATCCGTCGTCGTTCACCCCGGGGTAGGTCGTCAGCCCGCTCAGCGCCACTGGGGCCGTAGCACTGACGACCGCAACGCCTGCGTACCCTGAGCTGGTCGAACCGGAGCCGTCGCGGCGCGCCATGGTGCCGGTGAAGACCAGCGGGGCGTTGCCGGCTGCATCAATGTAGAAACCGCTCTGCACACTGCGGTCGGTGGAGCAGCCCTGCCAGGTCCCTCCACCCGACCCGGTGCCGGTGCCCCACGAACCGGTGATGTACCAGCCCCGCTCTCCTGCGAACTCCGAGCGGCAGGCGGTGAACGAACTATTGGCCATGCCGTCGATGTAGTAACCGCGCCTGCCGCAGCCGATGGCCCGGCATCCGATCATCGTGGTATCGGTCATGCCGGAGAACCGGAACCCGTCCAGAGTGGCCGTGCTGACCTGCACGTTGTCCATGTACCAGGAGTACGGGTGCCCGGACCCGTTGCTGACCGACTGCACACCCCGGTCCGTGACCTGGTCGATGCTGACGTTGTGCAGGACGACCCCGTGGACGAGACCGGTCCCGACAACTCCGCTGGTCGTCCCCGGAAGGACACTCCCGTCCAGCGTAACGTCCTTGATCCGCTGGCCCTCGGACGTGGTCAGGTAACCGCCAGTGGCAGCGTCCACCATCGACAGGATGGCAGCCCCGGAGAAACTGGCCAGGGGCTTGATCCGGGATGTCTGAATGTTGGTACCGCGCATCGCGTAGCTGCCTTGCAGCGTGACGTACGGCGGAATGACCAGCGGAGCCGAAGTGCGGTACGACCCCGGAGGCAGAAAGACCGTTTTGCCCTGCGGGGCCGTGGCGGAGTCGGTGTAAGCCGCGTCCAGAGCGGCCTGGATCGCCGTGGTGTTGTCCGTGGTGTTGTCGCCCAGGGCCCCGTACGCGGCGTCGGTGACGCTGACGATGTTGCCGATCTGCGCTTGCAGACTGGCCAGCGCAGCGTTGAGGTCTGCGCCCCAGGGGTCCTGACCGATGGTGGGAAGAGTGATCATCGCTTAGCCTCCATCGCCGTAGGGGCCTGAGCCGTACGGGCCGAATCCGTACCCGTCCGGGATCGGAACGGGTGTTGCTGTGCAGTCCGCCACGCCCAGCCAGGTCAGACCCGTGTTGGCCAGATCCTGGCTTGTCTCGTACCGCTCCGCCACGATGCACCAGTTGGAGCACACCGTTCCCTGGCCGGCCGCTGCAGGCGAGGGCTGGTCCACCTGCACCAGCGGCACCGACCACAGCCGGAACGGCACCCGCTGGTCGTTGGACCCGGTGTAGTTCTCCGCCAGGTCCCCCGGCTGCCAGTACGCGTCGGGCCAGCCGTACAGCGGGTCGAGCTGGAGCAGCAGCGGACCGCCTGCGGTGAACAGATCGTAGACGGAGTCCACCGCGTCCAGGTTGCGGGTGAGGAAGGCGACGGAGGAGACGATGCCCTTGCGCCGGGCCCAGATGTCCGCCGGTTTCTCCCGGTCCAGGACTCCGATCAGGTTCGCGTCCGAGGCCCGGGTCTTGTTGCCGAGCTGGATCAGGGACACGTCGGTGGCGTCGGTACACGGAGTGGACTGCGGGCACAGGTCCACCCGGACGTTCGCCCACGGCCGCGCCGGGTCCTTGAACCAGTTGAAAGTTGTAACAATCGTCACCGTGTTGGAGGTGACCGAGTTGCCCAGCGGGCTCAGTCCGTCCACGTCTTCGTACGCCCGGTAGTGGACGGCCGTGTTCAGCGGGGCCTCGGTGTCGATGAGGAAGTAGTCCAGCGTGACCGGGAACGCAACGAACCGGTACCCGCCCCGAACGATGTGCTCCGTCCCGTCCGGCTCCACCCGCACCACGGTGAAGGAGTTCTCCACCGAGACGCTGCTGAAGTCGATGACCAGCTCGACTTCCGCGTTGTCGTTGTCGGCGGTCGCCACCAGGGTGCTCATCAGGTCCTCACCCCCTGCGCGAGCTGGCGCGCCACGGTCGCGTTGTTGTCGTCGATCAGCACTTGCACATGATCATTGATCACCTTGTTCCCGATCATCACCGTGACACGCGGGGCGGACGTGTTCACGCTCACGTTCGGGGCCGCGGCCTGCGCGGTGACCGTCTGGGCGGTACGGGTGGAGGACAGCAGGGATGCAACACCCTGCCCGGCCGAGACGGGCGCAGCGGCGCCGGAGACCAGCCGGCCGGCCGCGCTGGCCACCAGCGACTGGTTGGCCCGGATACCCGCGGCGAAGTCGGAGGCGAACGCGTGGCCGGAATACAGCGTCCAGCCCTTGCCGGACAGCGGTCCCACCTTGGCGGGTGAGGACCCGAAGAAGTCCCGGGCTTTTTGCACTACGGACTTCGCCGCGCTGCCGACGGACCCCAGCATGGACTTGATACCGCTGATGAACCCGGAGATCAGGGACCGGCCGGAGTTGTACAGCAGCGAGCCCACGTTGCCCAGCGCCCCGGTGATACGGCCCTTGAGTCCGCTGACCGTACGCACCACGTCCCCGATCGCGTCGGAGACCGCGGTGCGCACCCGGTTGAAGGCGGTGGACGTGGCGGAGGCGATCGAGTTCCACGCCCCCACCAGCGTGCTGCGGATCCGTCCGACGGCTCCGGACAGGAACGCCCCCAGCCCGGTGAACAGGGACATGATCCGGTTGACCAGGTCGGGGATGATGCTGTGCCCCACCAGCGTGTCGTACAGGTACCGGAAGATGCCGATGATCGTGTCGACGGCCTTACGGACCAGGCCGCCCACGCTGCTCACCGTGGTGGCGATCTGGTTCCAGATCCCGGTGAACAGGGACCCAAGGCCCCGCAGCGCCCCGGAGAAGTCCCCGGAGAACAGTGCGACCAGGGTGTTGATCACCGGAATGACGATGTTCGTGATGACCCCGGCCAGCACCCCCACCAGGACAGCGGCCACCGACGCGATCAGGCTGACCCACTGGGACATGATCGGAAGCACGAAGGAAACGGCCTGGGCCAGCAGTCCGATCACTGGCAGCAGCGCGGTGGTGAGACCGAGCATCGCGGTGGACACCTGGACGATGGACGGCAGCAACTGGACGAACAGGTCCGCCAGCACGGGAAGAATCTGGGCGATCAACGGCGTGAGCTGGGGGGCTACCCCTGCGACCGCCGACACGAACGCGGTGAAGGTCGGCAGGAGCTGAACGATCAGGTCGGACAGCACCGGCAGGAGCTGGGCCGTGAGCTGGGTGAACACGTCCAGCAGCGGAAAAATGACCGGGGTCAGCGATGTGATCGCGGGGACCAGGGCGCTCACGAAGGCGTCCCCGAGCTGGACGATCAGCGGAGCCGCGTCGGTGAACGCCTGGGTGATCGTGTCCAGGACCGGGAGCAGCGGGGGGAGCAGGGACGCGATCAGGTCCCCGAGGATCGGGAGCAGCGGGGCGAACGCGACGACCATCGCGCCGATGGCCTGGGCGGTTCCCTCAAGGACCGGACCGAGACCGGTGATGATCGGGGTGAGCCCGGCGCCCAGCGCCTGCACCAGGGTCTGTACGGGCCCGGCCAGGGCCACGAACACCGGCCCGAGGACGCCGATCACCTGGCCCAGCAGCGGGCCCACTGTGTCCGCCACCACGCCCATGGTCTGCACCAGGGCGCCTATCGCGTCCTGGAACCCCTTGGTCGCGGTGGCGTCCTGCAACGTCTGGGTGATGGACGTGAGCACCTGGAACAGCCCCGCCCCGCCCGTGGACGCCGCCCCCAGGACGTTCTTCAGGATCCCGAAGACGTTCCCCGCGATGTCCCCCAGCCCGGACAGGACATCGATCGCGGTGTTGATCGCGTCTTCCAGACCGCCCGAGGCGAACGCCTTGCTCAGCTTGTCCGAGATCGACGTAGCGGCGCCGGCCGCGGCCTGGGTGATCCGGTCGAACGCCGGGGCCGCTGCGGTGGCGAGCTGGCCCAGCCCGGTGACGACCAGCGCCGGGATCCCGGACAGGTTCGTCAGCCCGGTATTGGCCCCGGCCAGCGCCTTGCCCAGGGTGCCGTCCGTGGCGAGCTGGGCTGCTGCCCCTGCTGTGCTCAGGGCGACCTTGTTGAGGATCCCGGACGTGGCGGTCAGGTTGGTCTGGAGCACCGGCAGGACGGACGTGGACAGCTTCGTCAGTTCGGCGGACAGCCCGGTGAAGAGCTGCTGCTGAATGCTCTGCTGGAAGTCGGTGAACGCGGGTACCAGGGACTTCACCGTGAGGGCGAACTCCCTGGCGGACGGAGCCAGCTTGTCCAGACCTGCCTGGAACTTCTTGGCCCCCGCCGCGCTGGTGTCGAAAGCAGCAGTCACCGTGTCCTGCACGCCGATCATGCCGAGCTTGATGGTCTGGGTGGCCTGGGTGACCGCCAGCAGCGCCGGTACGGCCACGGCTCCGGCCGGGGCGATCTGCCCCAGCGCCGTGGCCACGGATGCGATCAGGGGCAGCGCTGTGCCCGCCGCTGCGCCGATGCTGCCGACACTCAGGGCGGTCTTGCCCAGGATCCCTGCCAGCGGGCCCAGGGACACGCCCAGGCCCCGCAGAGACAGGCCGAAACGGTCCGTGTCCCGGGATGTGCTCTCCAGCGAGCGGGAGATCTGCTGGCCCTCCGCGACGAACCGGCCCCGGATGTCGTGCAGGCGGTTGTTCGCGTCCCGGCTGAACTCTCGCAGCGCGAGCTGCGCCGGGGTGGTGTCCATATCGACTTCGATATGGGCTTCGCCGATCTGCTCGCTCACAGGCTCACCCCCATCGCCTTGAGGAAGGAGTCCGACGCGTCTTCCTCATCGGTCCACCACCACGGTGCCTTCGGGTCACGCTGCTTCACACGCTTCGGGCCGGAGCCGGGCACCGCCCAGCCGGCCACGGACAGCATGCTGTCCAGGACCTTCCGCGCGTCCTCCGCGCTCTGGCCCTCGTGTACCCGCACCCGCTGGAGCATCTCCGCGTAGACCAGGTTCAGGAACCGGTCGGCGGGGAGGTAGGCGAAGTCGGTGCCGGAAGCTGCGGAACGTCCGTCGAGTTCGTGCCAGATACCGGGCTGACCGGCCCACCGGCAGAGTTCGAGGACGGCTGTGTAGGGCGCAGCCCGTACTTCTCCAGCAACCAGATCATGACCTCGCTGGCCTGCTCCAGCTCGATGGGGTTCTCCAGATCCCCCAGCCGCTTGGCCACCGCCGCGGCGGAGTCGGGGAGCAGCACCAGCCCGAGCGCGTCCAGGATCGCGTCCACCTGCGCCCCGACCGGCATGGCGCCGATCGTCTCGAAGCGGGTCGCGAACTCCGTCAGCGTCTTACCGGGCAGCGCCCGCGCCGCTTCGAACAGGTCTCCGTCGATGCGGAACCTGATCCGCTCGTGCTGCCGGGTGAAGTCCTTCACCCCGTCGTCTGTGGACCCGGTCAGCGGGCCCGTGCTCTCGCTCATGGGGCCACCGTAGGGGACTGAGGGAGCGATCTTGACCGGGCTGGATTCCGTCACGGTCGGTGAGGGTGTGGGGTTCGGGTTCGGCGGTGTGGGGTGTGGATTCCGTTGCCCACACTCCGGCATTTGCGGACACACCTGGGTACACCCGTACGTATGGAAGGACAAACAGGGCGGAATCGTTCCCTCCGGTGTGAGAATGGGTGTGGAGTGTGACTTTCTCCCTTCTAGGCCATGCGTTTGTGAGTGAAGAGAAGTTGATCAAGGATTTTAAGATCATTTAGAATGCTCAGTCACAGAGGCATGGCCTAGAAGGGCCGTTCCCCACACTCCTCACTCTGAAAACACTCCCGCAGGTCGGTGCGGGCCCGGCCCTCCGTTACGCTCCGTTACTGGTTTCCGGGCCAGATCCGTGGTTTACTTA